GTGTAGGGGCCCCACCGCCGGGGCCCTTTCCCGGACCGGAGGTATTTTTAAAAACACCTTACCACAGCGGCATACCCTAAGATGGGTTATGCTACATGCGACTACAGGAGAGCGTATGTCAAAAGACGGAACACTCCGCATGAATCTCGAGCCTGAGCTTCTTGCGAGAATAGATGAGTTGATAGGGCCGGTATCTAAATCGGTAGCTGTTCAGGAGCTGGGTACACGTGTAAGCAGGCACTTAGTGTCGAGGATTGCTTTACTTCGCGGTATTCGGTTGATGGAGCAGCAGTATAGTGAGGGTACAGAGATTGTAGCCCACGAGGAGCCTAAGCCGGTGCCGGTCGCGAAGTCTACACCAGTTAAGGAGGAGCCTACGGTGGTGGCGGAGACGCCTGACCTGGACGTCGTGTACGACGGTGACGGTTGTATCAAGAAGCCTGATGGGTGGGACTTATGGACATCCGCGTCTGTCCCTCCGGGACACGAGGAGATGCACGATCATTACCTCAAGCAGGGTTGGAGTCGTTACACGGGCAAGGCTGGTAAAGAGGTCATCTCGTTCTACTGGTGTTCAGATCCGGGGTTACACGACGCTGACGCCTATTTGAGCGCCGACAAGGCGGGGAAGACGATACTTGTACAAGACACGCCATATGGCCCAGGCCACATGATTCCACACGGTTACCTCGGCACTGCCGCATAGGATGAGACATGAATGAACCCACGATCCGGGGCGCTACGCACCCCGACCAGATTAAAGCTTGGATACAGTCTTGGAACTCTGAGGCTTTGCTAATGGATGGCTTTGATGACGCCTTAGTTGGCGCTGTCTCCCGCACTGACTTTGGCATGGTTGCTGTTTATGACCGTGACCTTTGCATTGCTGTTCTTGAAGCTCAGGGGATGACGGAGGATGAAGCTATCGAGTACTTTGATTTTAACTGTGAGGGCGCCTACGTTGGCCCTGGCACTCCCGTTGTGGGCTGCTTTAACTTTGAGGATATTAGCCTTGAAGAGGCTCGTACATTTCTCTCTGACGCTCGCGAAGAACGAGCGGTGGAGGAGTAATCATGCCGTTGTACGTGTATAAATGCGAAGTCTGCGAAGAGACGGTGGAGAAACTGCAGCCTTTTGATGCTGAGTACCCCGACTGTGAGAAGTGCGCTAAGCAGATGAAGCGTCAGATTGCTGCGACAAACTTCAGCTTGAAGGGTCCGGGTTGGGCAAGAGACAACTATGGATTAAAGGGCAGTTAGGCACGTTACTACACACGTGCTATAGTTGGCTAACTAAGAGGTACTCATGGGCAAATACGATCCTGTTGAAGATGATCCTGGGATGATGATTCATAATATGAAGATCGCGGCCCAGGGTGAGAACGCGTTTCCTTACTTTGTGGGTAGGGGTCACGACAAGCCTGAGCCTGAGCCTGAGCCTACGGCGGCCCCTACAGTTGCTGAAGGTCAGTATGAGGGTGCTGGTGGTTATCAGTATGAAGTCATGGCTGACGGTGGGATCAAGATCGTAGGTGCTCCTAAGGATCGTGGCTTGGGCGTCACGTTGAAGTCGGGTCATCCTGCGCATGAGGCAATCATGGCAGAGCTGATGGAGTCTCAGCCCGTTGATGATCTTCGCTCAGAAGAGTCGGATACGCTTGATACGGTGCTTGCTGATCAAGAAACCCGCGCAGAAGAGGATCGTATGATGGCCGGCGGTGTCCGCGAGGGCGAAGGCCGCAGCGGCGAAGAGCTGGCTAAGAAGGGTAACCAGGTAAAGATGGGCGCTGGTGCTCAAGCCGCATTTGATCGCGTAAAGAGCAAGAACGAAGCGTAGAGGGTTTTAGATCATGGGTGATGACACTCCACAACAAATAATCGACGCTGAGAAACGTAAACTGCAGACACAAGCCTACGTGGGCAGGGACTATATGGAGCCCATCGAGGTAGTCCAGGGTGTAGAGGGCGGTGAGACACCCGTGCAGGCTGCGTCAAAGCTAGATGACATGGCGAGAGAAACACGCATATCGCAGAAATCCGTTGTCGATCGCTTTACGGATTTAACAGGCCTTAACGAGTTCGATGGAGCTAATGTCGTCCGATTAGTGGGTGAGGGCCAGATTACCCTATCTGACTCAGACACTCAGGCTGCTGCTATGGATGTGTTTAAGCTTAAAGACGATAATCCCTACACCTCCATGCATAAACTTATCAGGAATCCTGAGTCATCAGTGGGAGCGTCAGTCATGGAGGATGCCGCAGATAAGATTGGAGAAGAGTTCCCTGAGGCGCGTAGGGCCGGGCCTGCGGAAAAGTAGTATCGCAATGACTCATCTCATTGAGTCTATCTTAAGTTTTAGTACTTCGTTCTCACGGCGCATGAAGTCAACTTCTACCCTGACTGCAGCCATATCCGTCATCAAGTCCATGATCTGAGTTAGGTGCTCATCCCGTTCCTGCTCTAACTTCTCGACTCGTTTGATAAGGTCGTCGCGATACAAGGCCTGCTCGGCCTTTTCTTCCTGTTGAACCTCTCTTTTTTGCCGTGCCATAAACTCATAGAACTTAAACGCACCCGCACTGAACACGCCTGTAACGACAGCGACGATTGCAGCAGTGGTGGTTGGCTTATCCACGAAGATCCTTATGCACTATTTCCACACGCATTTTAACGTATATCCAAACCCACAGGGCAAAGTACACGCCAGTGACCACAAGGCTGCGGCCAACTTCGCCAACAGCGAACTCAGGGTCAGCCATCACGCTCAGGACGAACTTGGTGGTCGAGAAGATGTACAGCATCAGATACACACCAACGAAGCGGGAGCAGGAGCGGATGTTGGGGAGGCTAAACAGCATGCCAAGAGCAACCACAAAGTACAGTGCGTACTGAAAGTAGGCCCACTCGTTGCCCCCATCCACGGCTTCACCATAGCTCATCCAAAGTACGCGATTGTTGGCCAGGTCAGCGATGTTCCAGAACAGAAGCAGGGGTCCATAGTCGTGGTAGACCAGGATGTCCTTATACGCCTTGAAGAAACTTCGCATTGAGAGTACCGTCACCCAATCATAACTCGGAGAACGCATGGCTGAGCATTCATTAGACGACATCGTCCATTCGATACAGTCGGCTGTCTTAGCAGCGACTGACATAGCCGAGAGGCATGAGCTTGACTCAATCATGAAGCAGGAGTTCTGGGAGCTCAAGGTGGACGACAAGGGGGACCCAGTCAAGGATGAAGCGGGTAGAGACGTGTACTCCCCCCGCATGGTGACGATGCGGATACCTAAATGGGTAGACGGTAAGCTTGTTGACGTGGATGTTCCGGTTCCGATGCAGTCACTGACTACGGGCCAAAGCCTCACGGTAGACCGGCTCGAGGTTGAGATGTCGGTAGAGATCTCAGGTCTTGAGCCGGGGAAAACCAAGGGTAAACTTATGATACGGCCCGGTGGTAACTCTTCTTGGTTTCACAAGCAGAGCAACACTGCTAAACTCAAGCTGGTCTTCAAGGGCAGCGCGCCCCCAGAAGGTTATGCTCGCATAGATGATCAGCTAGTCAAGCTACTTCCATAGGAGGCCACCGTGCCAGATTCACTCGTAAACATGTCCGACCAGTTTGGCGGTCTTCCAATGGACCAACTTATCGGGGGGCCCCTGAAGGCTGCTTGTAGTGCTCAGGTGCTACTGGCTAAGGCATCAGCCGACTTCATTAAGGATGTCGGACTTGATACCGCCGCAACAGGCGGGGCTATGTCTGCCCGCACCGTGGACTTCAGCTTCAACAAGCCAGTCCAGGCCGCTGACGGTACCACGACGCTGGAGAAGGTGGACTTGCAGGTTCCTCTGCTCGCCATCATCAACACACCCAGCTTGTCTGTGAAGGAAGCGGAGGTACGTTTCACCATGGAAGTGAAGTCGTCTACCTCAAGCAAGCAGACTTCCGATAGCAAGGCTGACCTCACAGCGCACGCCAAGTACAACGCAGGGCTCTTTAGCTGCGATGTCACCATTCACGGCTCTGTGGCCAACCACAGCGAGAACAGCCGCAAGAGTGACAACAGCGCCAAGTACGACGTGAAGGTCATTGCTCGTGACGACGGGCCCCCAGAAGGGCTTATGAAGGTACTGGACATGCTTAACGATGCGATTGCACCTACCCAGGGTGTACCTGCTCCAGCCAAGAAGTAGTTATGGCGCAAGACAACAAGCCGGTGTCATCTCTTGAGCGTATGCATCAGAACGTGAGAAACGTTGTGGAGCAACGGAATCAGATGGCAGTTGAAGCTGCTCGACAAAGGCGAGCTCAGAACGAGTTGCTGAGCCAAACGATTGAAGACACAGCTGAAAAAGATGCTGAGGCTGAGTACAACGAGCGTCTGCAGAGACAAATGCAGACTCTTGCTCAAGGTTCTGGGGCCAGCAGGGAGCCTAAGTCGAGTACTTCCGGAGGTATGGTCGATGCCTTGTCGCAGGCATTTATGTCGGTACCCGCAGGGAAGCCTATGTCAAACGCTGAGCGCCGAGCTAGGAAGCAGGATCGTCTAGCTACGGAACAGATACTGCTAGACCTGGAGCAAAAACGAACGGCGAAGAAAACGGAGTTAGCTGCCCAGGGATTTAAGAACCCAGAAGCAGCTCTTAGTACGTTTGAATCGACATCAGGGGGCTCTCTGACGGGCGAAGACGTAGCTGCAGATGCTGCTCGCGCGTCTGCGGGCACTCCTGGGAAGCCGCCTAAGAAGGTCTAAGCCCTCATAGGTGTTACTGGTACATCAGCCCCACAGTTGCATTTTGTAGGGTTGGTTCACCCAACGCTCTCTCCTACAAAGTGCGGCCCCACTTGGTATGGGTGTACCAGGTGGGGCCATTTTTTACGGCTACAGAAGGAGTAGTCGTATCAACCTTTAACACCCATGACGGTAGTTGCATCAAGTTGTGCAGCACGTCTCATCTGATCCATGATGTCTTCCAAGGATCGGTGTTCACCAGCCTCGGTCCCGCTGCTGCCTGACCCCATGTTCATCATGTCCATACTATCTGGTACGGGTTCTGGCTCGGGTTCTGGCTCGGGTGCGGGGGCGGGCTCTGCTGGTGGTGGAGTAGGTGAGTACTCTGACTTGACCATGTTGAGTGCTTTATGCGGGTCAATCTCAGCGATACAGAGTGCACAGAGTGCGTCGAAGGCCTTAGTGTTTTCGTAGATCTCGGGTGCGGATGTCTTTACCCAGGTCTCAAACTCTTCGACGGCGTTATCGAGCTCAACTTTTTCTGCTTGGACCTTAGCGTCTTCGATCTGCTGGAATTGTTGACGCAGCTCCTCGCGCTCTTTGATGATCTCTTGGAGCTCAGACTGAGAAGCGGTTGAGGCTTTCTCGGTAGTGTCTGCGTACTCTTGCCTGAGCGTATCGAGTGTTGCCTGGTGCTTTACCTTAAGCTCATCGATTTCTTTCTGCTTCTCCACCATTGGATCGACATCGCCATTCAGCCAGCGTTGTACGCGAGCTTCTTGCTCTCTGACGTCTTTCTCCCGCATGTCGAGCTTCTTGCGAGTCTGCGACATCTCTGAGAACTTGTCGGTGTAACCACGCTGCCAGTTATTGTATTTGGTCTCGAACCCCTTGAGCAGTGACTGCTTCAGGTTGTCTTCAAGGCCATTAAACCAATCGCTGTCTTTGAGTCCGTTGACTTCCCCATTCCAGTCGAAGACTTCAGGTATCGACTCTTCAGGTGTTTCTTCTGCGGCTGCTTCTACAGGCTCGGCTACTTCTGCTGCTTCTACAGGTTCTTCAGCTGCAGCCGAGTCATCGACCTCAACATCTACAGGAGCGACGTTGGTGTCGGTGGTCTCGGTTGCTTCTGAGTCTTCGTGACTGTTGTACATGTGCTCTCCTACATGAGTAGTCGTGATTAAGCCATTGGGGCTTCGGGTTCCATCATTGCGTCTTCAGGCATTTCAGGCTTCGATAACTCAGCCGCTGCGCGCTCAAGTTCCATAAGAACTTGGAAGTCACGAGACAACAAGTCTGCGAGTTCTTCTGCGCTCATCTCAGCGTACTGAGGAATAGCTTGAGCAGCTGCCATCATTTCTTCAGCTCGCTCTTGCGACATTCCAAGAGTTTCCATGAGGGGTCCGACATCAGCAGCTTCGCCTTCTACGGCTTCATCTTCTGCGGGCTCTTCTTCTGGGCTCTCTTCGCCTTCAGCAGCTTCTACGTCTTCTGCAGCTATCATCTCATCGGCTTTATCCATCAGAGGCTTGAGGTCACGCTCAGGGATGATTTCATCCGGCATCTCAGGGGGCGTGCCTGCCTCTTCCTCGGCTTCTTCCTCGACCTCTTCTTCCGCTTCGACATCAGTAGGGCCCTCGTCGCCGGGCAGTTCTTCCTCATCTCCACCTTCTTCCGCTGCGTAGAGATCAGGGAACTTCTTCTTCGCTTCTTCGTATCCAGGTTCACCCTCATAGGGCAGGCGGTTACCGGTGTCAGGATCTACGGGCATGGGAGTCTCCTTAGCGACTATTTAGTTGAGGGAATGAGTTCATTGGGGTCAAGTGCCGCCAGTTCAAATGCGGCCTCGAGACCTATAGAGTTGATAAACTTCTTGGGTACGCACTGACGTTCTCCAGAAGACGTATCTTCGTAGAAAGAGCCATCAGTTCTGCCGTCATCTTTTACGTATCTGAGTATGCGATTAGAGGTTTGTGCGAGCTTATCGGCGTACTCGACCAGCTCAATATCGCTGATTTTGTTCTTCATCGATGGGTCAGGCATTCTTTACCTTCTTAGGTTGAGGTGCTTTAGGTTGCTTAGCCTTCTCATGGCGAACGCGCCTGCGCTCAGTGGCGATCTCATCCACCATCTTCGCGTCATTGCCTCGCGCCTTGCGGCGCTCCCATTGCTTATGAAGCCTCTCGTCCGTACGCTGCTGCCACTTCTGCGTATTCTCGCCCTCAATCTGCACTCGATGGCCGGGGAATCTTTTCTCGATCGTTTTAATACAACGGTCATAGTCCTCTCGCGTCTCAGCTTTACCCAGAGTACCGAAGTCAACGGGAACGAATGACCCGTGACCTTGGCCGTGAATAGCATAGCGTAACCCCTTGAAGCTCATCTTCCGCTCGCTTCCACAGTCAGGACAATCGGGTGGTCCATCAGATCGGCGGTAGAAGACTTCTACATCAAAGAGGTCACATCCTGTGCACTCTAAGTTGTTGATCATGAAGCTCACTTGGCGAGTACCCGCTTGCGCCACTTCTCAGCGCGCAGTGTAGGTGCCGGTCCAGCTGCATCAAACAGAGATACGGGGCAATCGACGAACGGCGCCATCCCTTCTTCGTACTCCGTGTAGCCCCAGGTGTCGTCACCCTTCTCCATACGGAAGCAGATGATGCGTGCCTGGTTTTCTGCCATACGTGGATTTGGGTTCTCTGGGCGTGTAGCTACCCACAAGGTCTTGCCGAAGTCGGAGCTCTTGCTTTCTATGATCTCGAGCCTGCTTTCTGCTACGTCTTCGAGTAGCCAGTCCTTGAGCTCTTTACGGGTGCTTACGCCTTCGGGGAATTGTAGTGCCATGATGTACCTCTCTTTTTGGTCGTGGCTTTGTTTTTGTCTGCGCTACTTATGATAACGTTTTTGATTAAGTTGTTGCGGCTTAGGGCTACGACTTTTTCTTGGGGGGCGTTAAACGAAGGATATCTCCTGGCGATAGGTCCCCTCCAGTCGCATCTGTTTCTTGGTAATACTCAGACCCATCAGGAAACTTAACTACTTCGATTTCTTCTCCACTTGGAAGAGTTCTCATCTCAGTTTCGTGGTCCATCGTGTCAGCTTTTTTAAGGTAAGACTTCAGCGCGGCGCTTTGCCCGAAGCTAGTTTGTGCCTCTTCATTCTGCGTAAAGTCTTGGTAGGAGTCTTCGGGTATGACATTCTCTGCGATAGAGTAGTACTCGTCAGTCTGCTTCGTTTGGTAGTCGTTTAAACTTTTCGGTCCTCTTGATGTCGGAGTGCTCGAGCTCGTCTTTTTCTTCCTGCCGGTAGGCGCGTAGTTGCTACGTTTATGCGTAGTCGCGGTAGTCTCGGTAGTCTCGGGCGGGACCGCTACAGACTTCTTTTTATCTTTCGCTGAGTCAGAGTCGACTGCAAACTTCTTCAGTGCTTCCAGCTGCTTGTTTTCTTTGTCCGTGAGCCGCGTTGACTGAGGGTACGCGACTCCTTCCAGCTCAGACACACCAGTCTCGGGGTCAGACTCAGGATAGGCGACTGACGACTCGATGTTCTTCAATAAAGGATCATCGCTACCTTGAGGCAGTGATTGACGCAGTTTCAGCATTTTGTCATCGTAGTCAGCCATTTTTCTTCTTCCACTTGCTGTAGGCGATGGCGGCAGCTTGTTTAGAGGGCTTACCTGCACGCTTCTCTTTAGCGATGGTCTCTGAGATGTACGTGCTTTTCTTCACTACGCTTGACCTTCTCTGATGGGCGCGCCTCCGCCAGCTGCGAGTGCTTCTTCAGGTGCGGTACCCTCTCCGCCCATCATCGCAGCGAGTAGCTCAGGCGGGAGTTCAGCCATAGCGGCCTCTGCCTCGGCTTGTTCTTGTGCTTCCATGGCGGGCTGACCTGCAGCCGCGCCACCGAGAGACTGTGACTGTGCAGCCATCATGGCTTCTTGTTGTGCGGCAGCGACATCTTCTTCTGGCATCAAGATACGTGCTGGAAGACCGAGGCCTGAAAGGACCTCCTCGGTCAGCCGGCGTGTATCGACATTCGGGTCTTGGGAGAGGAATGGCAGTAGCTGCATCAGCGTCTCAGCAAGAACACTTGGGTTCTGACGGATCGGGTTGTAGCTGACCATCTTGAATCCAATCTCGAGGTCTTGGATGCTCTTAAGATCAACTTGTGTCCACTTACGATCACCAGCGATACGAACCATCTTCTCTTTCTTCATGTACTTCTGGCACAGGTAGAAAGACTTAGAGGCCACATCTTCAAGCGCATCGTGTACGTGACCTTCACGGGTAGCGAGTCGTGTACGCATCTGGGCATCGATAATAGCCATCTCAGTAGCTGTACGAGCTCCGGTGACTTGGCCTCGAGCTGCTTCAGCCAGGGCCGAGATAAACGCTGCGTCGTCTTCTTCTCGTGCGATGAACTCTTTGATGCCGACGGGAGTATCGGGCATAGGCATCTCGTAGAAGAGACTACCCAGTGACCGAAGTGCTTCACTGTTCTGAGGGCTGATTCCGACAAACGAGCCCGCCGATGCTTCGACGGCCTTATTGAGGTCTTCTTCAGTCACTCGTCCAGAGTCGTACATAATGCGAGGGATCATCAAGTAGACGATCTGCTTCATGTGTGTCAGCAAGTCGTTGACTGTTTCTTGCTGGTCGAGAACGAGCTGAACCTCACTGAGACCCAGGCAATCCACTCCAGAATGGTTCAGGCTGAACATGCTGTAGGGGATGTAGTCGATCTTATCTTCAAATAAGACGGCATCCGCTTGTGCGTTGTAGTGCTGTACTTTACCGCTTTCGCGATCGTAATATTCCCAGATAGTGACCCACTGGAACGCGTCTTTAACGCCAGCCCCCTTGTCGTTCTGCATCCCTGTAGACAACCACTTGGGGTACCTGTCAGGGGTAATCTGAGAGACGTTGTTACCTTTATATCGGCCTTGTTTGACTCGCGCCTGGAACTCAGTCCAGGGAACCACAGTAGCTTCGAGCCAGTAGCGGATGTCTTCTACATCACGCACGGTCATATCGAAGAATACGGCAGAAGGATCGATTACTCGGGTAACGGGCCGATCTTCGGCTGCGTTCCATCCAGTCTTGAAGATGCCGCGTTTACACAAGACGGCATCGATAAGGGCGGTAGCAGCACGGCGCCGCATCCGGTTCTTCTCGAAGATGTACTCAAGCAGCCCTGTGACGGATGGAGATGCCTCATCCGATTGAGGTGTTCTTGGCATCGCAGCTACTTGCGGGTGCGGACCAATAAGTGCGGAGATAGCTGTGTCTGCGATTGCGTAGATGAGATTCTTGCTGCACAGGTAGTGACGAGACGCCCCGCCCAGGTCTGAGTCGGAGAAGCGGAAGAAGTCACCACGGTAAAACCGACGTGCCTTCTCGAACTGCTTCCGTTCGCTTTGATCGTAAAACGCACGGTGGCGTTTGATTAGCGCATTGAGCTTAGGTGCCATGCCGCTATCTCCGGGTGTGAGCTATTTTATTGTGTGGTGCCGGACTTAATGACGGCCTCAATGGCTTTCGCGTCTTTCGCGTCTTTCTCGGCCTGATTCGCAGCGTCAAGCTTTGCGCCTTCTATCTTCATCTCGCGGATCAGTTTCTCTGTCGAGGTCTCTTTCTTTTTCGGTGTCTCTTTCTTTTCTGTGGTCATTACCAGCTCCTGTCTCGGGGTATAGGGTTGAACGGACTTTTTGCGACTTGCTTTTTATAGCTCTTATGCCTGTCTAAGTCACCGATTGTGACTTGTCCCGGTGTCCGTGGTGACTGTATCTCGGTTACGCCCTTAACGAAATGCCGGCGCGATAGAATGTCAGCTGCCATTACGGCTGTTCGAGCACGGTCGAAGTGATGAGTGGCGCCATCGAGGCCCTTTGTTCTCTTCTTTCGCGTACCGTCATAGTTGAGCAATTGATGTAGAAGGCCCCGACTACGCAGCGTTATTTCTTCGTGCCTGAGCATCCGCACGAGCAGCGCTTCTGCCTCTTGCAGTCTCTTGTTGGTCGCGTACCAACCTGGATGGTTGTGACTTGTCCACAGGAGATTCTGTGCTCCGTTCTCTTTAAGGATAGCGATGCAAGCGGTAGCGTTTGACTCGACTGCGAGTAGTCCCATGTTGTATCGCTTCTGAGCTCGCTGTAGTCGTTTAGAGAAGCGGTCAGGTGCTTCACGTCCTTCCCAGAAGGCAACTTCTTTACGCTCGAGCGCATCCCACACAGTGAGGGCCGATTTATCACCGGTAGACCCGAATCCTGCGGGGTCAGCTGTAATGAGGTACTTCGTGTCAGGTATAGGTGCGTCTATTTCAAAGACATTAAACATACCCATAGGCGGGTCAGGCTTAGCTGCTGCCAATGCGGGTTTGAGAAGATCAGCAGGCATGACGGGGTTGGTAGAGCCCAGCCAGCCATCGTACGGATCAGACGGGTACTTAGAGGAAAAGAGGCGAGCGTCTCCGACAAACTCAGTGCCCAGAGCTCTCTGCCTGAAGGTAAGGCTACCCAGTCCCATGTCGGCGTGCCGCTGTTGATACTCTATTTCGTCGGGCTTAAAGTCAATGCCCTTCGCTTTGATGCGGCAACTGTCATCTCTCCACCACTCGAGAAACACGGGGGTAAACCTGCTGTTTCCTTCTAACGCTGACTGCCACATTTGTTCGTGGTGGGAGCCTGCGCGTCCTGGTGTTGACTCTAATACGACCTTGGCGTTTGGCCTTTTGTTAACGGTAGGGAAGATGTTGATGGCTGCTTTCTTTTGCCATTGTGCTTCACCGAACTCTGTGATGACGAGGCGATCGATGGACCTACCAATAGCAGGAGAACGCCCGCCTGCTGTTAAGACTTTGATGCCGCCGCCATGGATGAACTGCATTTGAGTTGCACCTGCCTTTCGCCCCGGCGCGAGAGGCATCCTTACGTCATCCGGAAGTCTTTGATAAGCAAATAAAATGCGCTCAAAGATATCTTCAGCAGTGTCCTGACGTTCTGCAATCAGCAGCCCCTTGACGCCTTCTAAGAACATACAGTCTCTTAGTAAGAGCATGACGGAGACGGTGGTTATTTTAGCCTGGCGGAACTTGTTTACCATTATCCATTGGTTGTTCTCGTATGCCTCAAGTACTTTACGCTGAGTGAACGTAGGCTCCATGTACCCTATTGTTTCGTCTTCCCTGACGATCTGACACATCGAGACAAAAGCATCTGGTGTGGAGAACAGTGCACGGACTTTGCCTGCATGTATTCCTGGTATGTCAGCATACCGGGCACCGGAGTCTCTTTTAGTCGTCTTGCGTTTAGCGTTTGCCATATTTAAGAGGGTATCATGTTTAACGGTAAATGGTATGGTAGAGGCTTAAGCTTGCACGGTTAGACTTTGTGTTGTATACGTAGATTACGCACCCAATTAGTGTGTCGGGCAGCCGAAAGGTCCGACGAGGTCACTCCGGGCAGGCGAGACGCAAATCCCTAATCTATATTATCTCGGTTGCAGATTAAGTATAGTCTCGCAGCCAAAGGCATAAAATGTCCATTAGTACCGAACTATTGAACACTACGTTTGCGGATCTCCGTGGACCTCTGGTGAACTCGTTTGTTCGTAGCAATGAGCTGTTTGAGGCCCTGACAACAAAAGCACGTATGCCCATGGAGGGAGGAACTCGTATTGAGCGTTCCTTCGCCGGTGGTGCTCCTGCTCGTGGTGTCGGTGTCTACGTCGGTGATGAGCTACTGAACATGACACGTCGTCAACAAATCAACCGGTTCCAAGTTGAGCCTCACCGTGTTGTTGTCGCTGTTAACATTCCTAAGCGTGAGATGAACCAGAACAGCGGTAAGCTGGCTGTCATTCGTCTTATCGAAGAGTACCCACAAACCACTATGGAAGCGGTGAAGGCAGACTTGAACAAGTACTTCCTCACTGGTGTCAGCCGTGGTCTTGTGTTCACTACTTCTGAGCTCAAGGGATTCCTGACTCTTAATGGTGCTGTTTCTGACGGTATCGGAACCGGTGTGACCCATGGTCTCATTGACTTCCGTACAATCGCAGAGCAGACATCAGATGCACAAGAAGTTCAGGGCGTAGAAAAGAGCAGCACGATTTCTCACTTCAACCAGTTTGAAGATGTGACATCGACTTCAGGATTCTCTGCTAACGGTCTTCACCCCCTCCGTCGGATCTACCGTAAGTGTGCTCACTACGCGGGCGGTCCTGGTAAGGGTCCTGACCTTGTGATCATGGACGACGATACATACACTCTGTATGATCAGAACCGTCTGCAAAACAACGTGCGCATCAGTCTTGTAGACGACAAGACGGACAAGACCAACACCATGGCTCTCGAGCTTGGTTTGGCTAAGGTCCACTCGTCGATCGATCTCGACAAGGATGACTCGGCGTTTACAGGTACCGCTGCAGCTGACGGAGTTTCTTACTTCCTCAACACTGACTACATTGAATTCCCGATGCTCGAAGCTCCGAACATCTCTGAGTTCAAGGAACGTGTCGGTGACCAGGACGTGGTTACTGCTCTGTTTGCTATGCAAGGAAACATGATCTGCACCAAGCTCCCCGCACAGGGCGCTGTCACCGGTACCGCTGGTACCACAGCTACTTCGTAAGGGAGGTAAATCATGGGAACTGTTAAAACAGACGCTCTATCAACTACTTACACTTCTGAGGTATACCCTGTGGGTACTCGGTATGTGCAATCTGCTGACGAGGTAAACGCTGCCAACTCGACTCACTACGGTGACCGGGAATGGATCTTCGTTTACAACGATGAAGCATCAACCGCGTTTGCGGAAGGTAACGTAATCATGCTGGATAACAGCGATTACGCGTCCTTCCACGGGCTGCTCTCCACCGCGACACTTCATGTGTATCGGATTCTTGGGGTGGCAGGCCACGCAATCGCAGCTGGTTCTTACGGTTGGATTATCGCAAAGGGTGCGGGTGAGGTTCAGTGTGACGGTGGTGTTGCTCAAGGTGATCGTTTGGTCGCTCACGCAAGCACTGCTGGTGTCGCTGACACAATCGTACTCAACGCTGATGCCACTACCGACAATCTTGAATGTGTCTTTGCAATGGCTCTTGAAGCCGATGCAGGTTCTTCTTCGGGAGACAAGGCAACATGTTGGATTAACGGCGTGTGGTAGTTAGCTACTACGTGATATAGTTGAGGGGCGTAGCTTTCGGGTTACGCCCCTCTCGTATTTAGGAGGTCTTGTGGACGTATCTCTCGGCGCACTTCGTCAACGATTGCTGAACTTCAGGTCATGGGACAGTACGGGTAAGACTCTCGATGATCGTATTCGTGAGGTACTCAACACCTCGTTAGACAGACTCGCTGGGGATGTACCCCAGGCTCTGATTCCTGATGAGGAGCACATCGCTCTTCGACCTGATGTAAAAGGCGCCACTGTAAACGCGGCTGTTTTAGGCACGAGCGATCAAAGAGTCCTTCAATTCTATGATACGGGAGGTGCATTTTTAGGTAAGGTTCCCTCTCCGGGTATATCGAGCTGGTTACCTACGGTTGACGGTACGTGGGATGGGGTCATGCACATAGAGTTTACGGACTCGACATCTGTAGTACATCGTCGTCAATGCCTTGAGTTCTTTACGATCGTGATCCCCGCCGGAGAAGAGCCCGAGATGTTACAGTATTATGTAACGATTGATAGACCCTGGTCAGATCCTTCTGGCACTAACTCTGTGGGTAATCGAATGGACTTCAGGCTCCACCAGCCTGAGTTCTTCTTGCGCGACGATGTCATGCAGATGCTTGAGCCGGCAAAGGTGTTTGATTCTACACGTCAGCAGGTGTGGGCTGTTGATACTGCGGGTGCGTATCGTCAGGATATGATCGATCATCGCGGAACTAGTACAGGTCGTCCTTATCGTTTATGGAGGGGACGTCACTTCCAGCTACCGGCACCGACAGAGGCACCTGAGGTCAAGGAGCTCCTCGTTAGCAATGATATCCTAATGGGTATGTTTACAGATAAACCGGCGGAGGAATCTCAGTTGTGGGGTCATTCGACGCAGCAGACGGCGTACTCCACGGGCGAATGGGGTGTCTGCTACACGTACGTTATGGGCCGCAGAGATAAAGAGTGGCAGCAGTCACCACTGATTAAGCCTGATGCGACTGAAGTTGTGAATGACAGTTCATATAAGCTCAACTGGGCGTTTGAGTCTTATAATGGAGCACTCTCAACGGGTGTTAATGCTCGTTCAGGCATAAACGACCCATTGTGGGAAAGTGCGCCGTCTCCAATCACTGCGATTAAAAACGTTGTCGCGGTTGGCCTGCAGGGGCACCGACCAAGCTCAGATGAAGCCAAGACGGTTGAAGCTGGGGATCCATTGCCGCCTGGCGCGATGTATCACCGCGCCTTGGTGTTTGCAGCGACTAACATTGGTGCTCAGTTAGGCTTTGCGGGTAAGGTGCCTGCTTTCCCCGATAAGCTTTATGCCCCCGCATTAAGGGAAGGCCGAAGCGGCTATCGCATTCGTTATTACATTGCGCACTTGGGTAGTAACAACGACTCCCCGTCTTATGACACTGAGACGACACCTCGCTATTACTTTTTATGCGAGGTCGAGCCTACTTTTGACCAACTGACACTGTCACCATTTGGTTCAGCTGATCACAGAAGATCGACTCAGAAGACGGGAGCGCGTATCGTTTGGAACGGTGACCAACTGTATGATTACCATCGCCCGCTGCGTCACTCGACTGGGTACTACGCCTACAAGGTTTATCCGCATCAAGATGATCGCTACGAGCTTGACTTCCGGGTATTACGACTTCCGCGCAAATATGTTGACGATCAAGATACGGCACCGATCCAGAGAGACGCAGTGCCTGCATTGATTGAGTTGTCTCTTTACTACCTGTGTTTGATCGATGGAGTTGACCAGCAAGGAGCGCAGCTTCACTTAGATCGGTATACTGAGCTCGCCCGGCGGTATCGAGAGAGATACGCTAATCCTGGTCGAGTGGTGGAACCCGTACCTATGTCCGGATACTCTGCTCGGCATCGCTACGGGACGTTTGGCTCAACTAGCGAATAAACACCCACCCACGAGGTTACCGTGAAGAAACTAAAGAATCTAACTCAATACAAGTCGCCACTGGCGCTCCCCAGACCTGAGCTCGGATCTCACATGTCTCGGATTAGCTTGAACGGACGATATGAAGAAGCAGTTGTATTGAGCGTCACTTGTGCTGAAAGAGACAGTACGAAGAGTTGGTCGGCTACTGTTATCGCTAAGAACGGAATCGAGTTTATTTCAGGTGACACTGAATCTAGAGGCAAGTCAGATTGGATGCCTAAGGACTGGATCTTTCATCCTGAAACTACTTCTTGGTACGGTCCTACTCTACCTGAAGTGGTAGAAGAAGAAGTGGCTACAGCTCCTGAGGATACAAATCCTGACGTCATCGTCGAGGTGCCCGAGCCTTGGGAGAATGAGAAGTACTTCTCTTGGCGATCACGAGTCCTTAAGTCAGACGTGCGCTTGAAGGCGCTACCTGATGTACAGACCGTCTTATCTCAAGTGTGGAAGAACAAGTCATTTGATCAAGGCATCCAGCTGTAACAGTGTCTGAGGTGCGAATATGTCGGGGCCGACCCAGCAAGAACTAGACTTTTTTGTCATCCCTCCAGGTGAATCGCTTCGGCAGTATTCTCCGAGTTCGTTGGCGCAGAAAGTACAGAATCTTGAGCTTACTCCTGAGGGTACGCTTAAGTCGCTGGTCGGCCCTTGCGCATATGCGCGTGGGGTCCAGTCGGGCAGGTTTAATCAGTTTAATCCTTACTCAGTGTTTCACGCATCGTTGCTTAGTGGCGCTGCTCCTTGCATCTATGCCCGTACAGGTACACGCATCTTTCGTTACGAAGGGTGGCACGGGGAGAGCACGAATCCCTACCCGTACTGGCGAGGTGCGCAGTGGCAGACCCATGTCAATTATCTATCAGACAACCCAAACCCACGATTTCCTGATCAGTGGGCTGTTCTCAATGACAAGGTAATCTGGGCTAACGGAACTGACCGCGCTCGCGTGTTTACGTATGACGGTATGGTTACGCCATTAGGTTTCGATCGTCAGCCCAGTGCGCCTTCTGCGTTTGGTCCGTCACCTGCAGGGTACTCTCAGTCAGCGACGAGCTACCCCAACACGTATGGATACTCATGGCAGGGTAATATCGGAACAGCTGCTGACTCTCTTGACGGGGAGAACGGCGCTGTGCGTGCGGGTATTTGGTACTACCGCGTTCAATATGAGGACATTCACGGGGATCTTTCTGAGTTCTCTGTGCCGAGTAATCCAGTAGAGACGAGTGCCGCTAATGCCGATCCTTTTAGGCCCGGGGGAGACTCAAGAGAGACTGGAGTTGAGCTGAGCAATCTCATGCGGCAGTTTCATGTGTCTCTCAGCAGCGAAGCGCCAGATCATTGTGTGGCTGTTCGCATCTATCGAACACCAGATACTCGCAGTGTCGGTGTAGAGCCTCAGTTACTTGTCCGTCTACCTGGTCGAGGCGATGCTGAGTTTGCTGACAACACACCTGACTCAGGGCTGGGTAGCTTCTGGGAAGAGACCATCAGAGTGCCTATATTTAAGCTGATGTGTACGCATCAAGGCCGCCTGGTGATTGCGAACACAGATGGGGAGCCCGGTGTTGTACGTCGGTCTCAAGTAGGGTTTCCAGGTACCTTTAATAAGCTGGACTACATCTTTCCTGATAGCGGTGGCAGCGAGGTTACAGGAATTACTTCTCATGCTGGCGTACTTCTCGCGTTTACTGAGAGTAGCGTCTATTCTCTGGAAGACTTCGGCATGCCTCGCCCACTGTCTCAGGGTATTGGCTGCGTCGCTCCAAACAGCATTAAAGCTTTACCGAATGGACTTCTCGTATGGCTTGGTCGAGATGGCTTCTACGGAATGGGTCCTGACGGCCAGATCGCTCGAGTCAGCAGGCCTATTGATCGGTTGATGAGAAACGAACTTAATCGCGGTCGGCTTGCTTTGGCGACGGCAGAAGTAGATGCGCGTACAAACGAGTATCGTTGCGCTGTATCACGTGCGGGGGCGCCGTTTAATACCTTGATGCTCTGTTTCGATGGCCAGCACTGGAGGAGGCAAGAGCTCAACTTGCATATCGCTGATATGTGTAAGACCGACGACTTTAGTCAACACTTGTTGGCGCTATGCTTAGACTACACAGCTCACGCGTCATCTGATTCCGCTTACAAAGGGGCAATAGGCCTCCCAGGAACACGAGACACGGCAATTGACAGCACGTACGGGCGCATCAACGCAGGCAACTTTTCGAGGGATCCGGACGCTTGGGGCGCCATGTTTGATGAGCCATTGACGCATTTGCTGGTACTTGACCGAGAAACAGGCGACCCTTTATATACGCCGCCTCCTCGCACAGTAACTTACCGATCGACGTGGTTTAGAGCCGACGAGGCAGGTCTTACTCCTGTTCATGTACGCTCATTGTTTATCGGGATGGTAGATGCCTGGGAAGGTACGGCGACAATCCGTTTCTTCAAGAACGGCTCAGAGAAAGTTGTCTACGAGATGGATGACCTACGCCTGATTGGTGTAGATGACGGGTCTGGTGTTGTTGACGACGTGGTCGGTTCGGCGCTGAATGGCTCGTCTCAATTTCACACTCCGCGTTTATTCTGGCGTCAAGTCCCCGTAGGCCTTGAGAATGTCAGTACCTGGTGCTTTGAAATTGAAGTGGATCAGATCCCCACTTTTGTTGATACCGACGATGTACCCCGATTAGAGATTGTTTCTTTTGCGTTCGAGACCAGTGTGGCTTCTTCAGGTAGTCCACGAGGCCGAATCCCGCTCCGAGCAGATAAGTAGGACACGATGCCATCAGTTTTTCGTAAGCGGTTTCTGCGTACAGGTGACGTCCTTGACCCCGTAGAGATGAACCAAGACTTCCAGCCTTATATGGAACTCCTGGCGGGTAACATCGATGCGCACAATCTAAACGCAGCTGAGTTTGTTGCTAACGCTAAGACACATAAAGACGCGCACATCGATCATCACTATACGGAGATTATCTCGGCACCTTACTTGATGCCGTATCGTGAGGCATTCCCGGTATCGATGCAGCCTAACTTCTTGAATAAAATCGTTGGCGACGAGGAGGGGGTTGGTACGGATGCCAGCATAGATGCGGCTTACTCACTAAAAGAGCGGGGGACTATTGAGGAAGTAAATATGCCAGACTACGTACCCGAGAATGTAAGAATCATCGGTAAGGGTGGTGGATGGGTACCCCTAGGCGATGGTGTCAAGCTTAATACCAGCGGCACTGGTAGTACTGCGGTTATAGGTCACATTGAGACATCATCTGTCGGTGAAGTGGACCTATGGATCAACGCGTTTGTCCAGTACTTCAGAAATGGGTTTGGGTTTACAATGGATGAGTTTGTTGACCCGGCAATGATGCCGACAAGTTTGGACCTTAGCGATAACCCGGTGCTCGACCCAGAAGCAATAGGGTCGGCTACCCACGGCAACAACGAAGTACGGTTTGTCCCACCTATAGGGATGGAAGTACGTGACCCGAATAGAGCTGCTCATCACCATGTATCAATGGGCTACAGCCCCGCTGATATTCAATTTGCGCTCAGAGTAGACGGTCAGATACTCGAAGACACTATTACGGGTAAGAGAAACACACACTCGCGCACTCCTTTAGGCGCAAGGCATATTAGAACGAGGCTAATGGACGAAAACGCTGTGCATCAAGATGACATTGAAAAGGGCTACTCGACGGCAAACACCAGTGCGATGAACCTGAAGATGCCTGGTACCCGTCAGCCTGATGTTCGTGCTGCTGGCATTGGCCCTGAAGTTTTTGGCACACGCCTTAACACTGTGGTTCGCGCAGGCGCGGGCACACACAAAGTAGAGATTATTGCTCGGAGGCTAAACGCCGCTGAATCTGACCTTGATTTACCGAATGATGTTGTTGCTGTTTTTGGTAGACAGCTTTCTGTAGTGGAGATTCCTCGTGATCAGTCTTCTGAACAATCACTGAGCCCATTGTCGATGCCTACTTTCTCTTCGGAAGACTCGCTTGATCTTGCGCCTGCGACTGAGACACTGAATACGTTTTGTAACGATATTCCCTCCATTGCGATCAAGCCTAACTCGCTTCGACAAGAGCATTTAACTAGTATCGTTGCAGAGTATGCACGCAAGACGGTGTCTGACCCGAACAGGACGATAACCACAGCACTGCCCTTTTACGATGATCACAGAGCATGGCATACCTATGAGAAGCTTCACGGTAAGGATTTTGGTGGGATCGATCCGTTAGACTCCCCCGCATTGGCGTCGGGAGTAGGGTGGAGGATGATTCAAAACGAGGTCGACGAGGACTACCTTATGGTGTCTAATGGAGACTCCGTTAATCAAATCATAGATTCTTCAAGCTTGTTAATGGTATTTGCTGATGTAGAGCTTAAGAACATACGCCAGTCAGGGGATGTGCCTCTTAAAGCGCGTCTCTTAGACGCATTCGCTCATATTTGTATCGGTCATCGGGAATATAACACCAAGATTGGTGACCCGACTAGCAGTAAAACATGGCGATTTGACCGAGCTGCTCGTGCCCACTTCAATGTGAATAACTGGTCGGGTCGAAACCTTGGCTATAATCTCAGCAGCGTGGGTACAGGGGACCTTGAGATGGATTCTTGGAGTATAGGCTCAGATGAGTCCGATGAGGAGGCCTGGTTAAGGCACCAGCAAGGAGCAAAAGACAGACGCAACATTTACGACGGCGCTCAAAAGTGGAATGACAACATTCATGTAAGTCTGATGTTTGTCTTAGACGGAGCCACGATGCGGGCTCCTCCGAGAGATGACCCAACACCCAGTCCGGACTCGTCCTACACCACTTATGGAGGCCTTGATGGTAACGAGTGGAGAGTTGGGGATATCGGTGTCTTCGCGGCGTCTTCGGCATGTACTTGGACTGGTCGATCTGGGACGGTGTGGAGAGACTGGTTCTGGAGCAATAGTTATTATAAGGAGCCAGTGACTGGCTTGAGATTCGGCCAGACGACACCATACACTATAGGCCCACCTATACTCGAGTTTGGTATAAGTAGTATGTCGATGATTCATCTTAAGCGACAGAAGGATTAAGTAGTATGCCCGTCGAGCTTGACTATAGCTACCCCGATGGTAGGCCCTTTGCCTCGAGTACACATAATAGAAACATGCTAAGTGTACAAAACGGTCTCAATGCCGGAGCAATCACAACTGATCGTTTAAGTGGCGCGTCTGTTGGGTCTGATTTCGAGATTAAGCGGCATATGATTATGCCGGATCAAGCTGTGCTTACTCGAGGAGAGACGTGTCTTGAGCCTACAGCTTTTTATGGCGACGCGATTGGTGGTAACGCGAAAGAGTGGACCACGGCAAAAATCCGTAAGTCTCAATTTAAGTCTGTTGGTGGTGCAGGTATCCGATGGTACCAACCTTATGACGCAACTTTAGGTATGCTTCAGTGGTCGTTCTTTATGTCCCATAATGCGTGGTTTGTGGCTGAGGGCCACAATAAGATTTGGAGAGACGAGGACGTTACATCTAATCTTCACGTTGTGACTCAGGCATATTATGACGGTCACGCAATTAACAACACGTGGAGAGAGGCGTCAGCGAATTGTGCCTGGCCCGCGTGCAACATTGCGGGCGCGCCCCACGAAGACGGGGGCTGGACGCCTTACTACAGGTACCAGAAGCCATATCGTCGATGGGTTCAGACTGAAGCGCACTCTGCGATGCAGAGAAATCATCACCTACTTTTGTCGCCGGGACTCAGTTACACCGGTGAAACACACGGCGTTGAGCGAGGGTGGCATGAGCTGACGCTTAAGGTGTTTTTGTCTCGATCTAATCCGTACGAGCACCAAACTCGATACACTTACTTAAAGTACTCGAAGTCTCTACGTAAACATCATATGATGTTAAACGCGAAGGCTGATTTTGGGGTACGTGGTGCTCGTATCGTAACGTTCTTATAGCTGACTACGATTGCAGGAGGGAAGAAACTATGGACTTCGGGAGTTTGTTTGGCGGCGGCGGTGGCGGCGGAAACCTGGGGATGAAGGTCGCAGGTAAAGGTGTAAAGATGGGGTTCGGTCTAGCCGGTGACCTCAAAAAAGCTGCCGCGCAGAAAAAAGCCTACGAGGAAGAAAAGCGATTTCAGCAGGTTGGCCGTGGCAAGATGGTGGATCCTCAAGGGATTCATCGTGGCGAAGCTGAGGCGCATCGCGCAGCCGCCGGGCAGATGCAGTTTGGCGCGACTAGATCCCTCGATGCTGATGTACGCAGAGGTATGGCTGGCGGCCCTCGTGGGGGTGCTAAGCTCGCGACACTTAAGATACTTGCGGGTCAACGTCATAAGGGACTGCAGGGTGTAGAAGACGCCATTTCCAAGGCAAACATCGATCGGCAGAAGTTCGACTTCCTGCAGGGTCAAGCGATCAATCAAGCTGCAGATCCTATCACTCCTACAATGACTAAGGGTAAGGCATGGGGGAGATTTGCAGGTGAGGCCTTTGGTGCTGGGAGTGAGTTTTCACAGCAGAAACAGGATGCTTCTAAGAAGAAGGCGGCGGACGTCGCTAAAGCAGGAGTTGAGTAATAATGTCACTTTACGACGACAGTCTAGAGAGCTCATGGGCTCAATTTGAAGCTCTAAACGCACCCGCTCTACCCGGTGGCATGTCACAACTCGATGAGCGGGCAGAGACACGTCAGGTGCTGAACGTCTACATGGACTTCGTTTATGCGGAGAAGAATTCTAAGCGTAGGGAGCTAAATAAGACGCGCATTGCGAGCATGAAGCAGAATAACAAGCGTGCGCTAGGTCTTCTTAAGTACAAGACTGAAGCAGATAAGCTTGCGGGAAAGGTTGAGACAGAAAAGCTCAAGGGAATGTTCAAGCTTACAGGTGACGCACTTAAGAGCTGGACTGGGTACTTCGAGGATACAAACACATCCTACTCTAAAGTACTGAGTGGCTTTAGGTACGCAAACACTCACGGTACCCCGTCATCCGCATGGGGCACTGTCGCCGGGTCTATCCAAAATGAACCTATGGGTGTCAACCTGAGATCGCCTCGGTTTACTCAGACCTTTGCTGTGATGAATAAGACTGCGCCAATCGTCGAAGTGGATGAGCGGGGTAACGTCAAGTACGACAACGGTAAACCTATCCTCACAGCGTTGGGTGCGACGCTACCCGAGTCAACAAAAAAGATGGTGCTGGGGCCTAATGGGTGGATTGCCAATTATGACGAGGGCGTAAGTGGGAAGCTTGTATCGCTTGGTCAGTTTACCGCAGTCGAAGATCTCCTTCAGCAGAGTAGGGATAGTCTTACATCCGATCCTAAGACGTCGAATGAAAGGTTCCAGGAAGCCCTTAAGCTGTTCAAAGAGACTAACATCGGCCTTGGGGATAAGGTTGACTTCGATCCCGCGGCTTTAGCGGCAGAAGAAGCGGCTCTCATGGAAGAAGACGCGCTTGTCAAGAAGACGGAAGCCGAAATTGGCCGGCTGCAGACTAAGCTGGGCGGAGAGGAGGAGGGCTGGAAGGACTTTGTAAAGACGGAGCAGTTTCAGCAATGGGCTAAAGATCGCGGGATAGCCGTTGGCTACAAGACGGAGAGCGGCGGATACATGCCGGGCCCGTATGATGAGCGGGCGGTAAATCAGTGGCACACCGAGTCGCTTAAGCGCCCTGGTAACTACGGACTAATGCTCAACCAGACTACGGATGAGATCGTCCAGATTACCGACAAAGAGGGCAACGTTATTGGCCGAGGCTTCCGCCAGCCTTTTCACGCGAGTGACCGACCGGGGCAGATTCGTATCTTGCCTCTCAGTGGCGGAACTCAAGTGTTCGACAAGGATCAGATTGGCGTTGTCGATGTCGTGATGAAGCTACCTGGTGGCCGTACTGTGATGGGCTCACCGGTACGTAGGCGTAAGATGGCGGATGCTTTTAAGCAGCTGGAAGCCACTGGTGACCTGACCGCAACTAAAGCGGCCGAAGAAGTCGCTGAGGGTCTGTACGCTACTCGTAGCCTTGATGGAGACGAAGGCTACATGAGCAAGGCGGACTACGATAGAGCCGCTGCTCAGGCTGATGTAGAAGTCGGGCGCTTCGTTATCGATAAAGAAGGACGGCAAGCTTATGTGCGGTTTGGGGACGCTGTCTTTGCCTTCGACTACGAGGCCGAAGTTCTGACTAAGGTAGATGACCCGGAAGTCATTGGTAAGGTAATGGGCCTTCCTGCGGAAATCGCGCAGAAGTCTGACGGCAGCACTCTGCTATACAGCGACGTGAAAGATGGGGCTAAGATTGGCGCGTTAAAATACTCGCAGGGTGAAGAAGAAGCTTCGAAGTTCCTCGAGAAGGGGCGTACGCAGTTTCTTTCTAGCCAAGGCGTCACGACTACCGATAAGCCTCGAGAGCTTATTAAGGGCCGTACGTATACGTCTATGGGCATTACGTTCCGAGACTCTGAGATCCCTGAGCGGTACAGGGGCGGTTACCCCGACCCTAAACCAGGACAGGGTATAGACACTAAGCGGGCTCCCAGCGGAGCTCTACCTGTAGCTGCAGTCACTACCAAGGAGGAACGCGAGAAGACTCACTACCCTGGCGGTGAGAAGCGAGCCGTCCCGAAAGGCATCACCGAAGCATTTGTAGGGGATCGTCTTCCTGACTACAGAGTACAGGAGGGTGACGCGCAGTTTATTCGTGAGATGCTTGCTCAAGAAGCGAAGGACGCAGGTGAGCCTAAGCCTCCTGCTAAAGCAGCTAAGGCAGCTGCAGCCGTAAGGGATAGGTCGGCAGAACCTTTACCCGGAGAGTTTAGCTCCGAAGAGCGTGGTGTGCATGATGTGACCACGGGCCCAGGAGGTACGCCATCTTATGGCCGGAGTGCACCTCCCGCTAAATCCGCCGCCGCAGCTGCAGCCGTAAAGAAGAAAAGCGAAGCACCGTCCCCCACACCTGAGACCGCTAACGGAAAGACGGATCTC